TGCAAAGGTTATTTTCAAGCCAGAGATTCCTGCACAGGTAGCCTCTATTGAGATTGTTCGCTTGCAAGCCATTGCTGCTAAAATGTCGTTCAAGGCTACTTGGATGGCAAACGTAGATAAGGGAGATAGGGCGAAGAAGAATATTTATTTTACAGCTGCTAGTTCAATTAATGAACTTGTTGCTGCACTTAAATATATTATTCGTTAAAAACATTATGGCTAAAAACTTACTAAATCAGGTTATGCTCAAAGGTGCATCAGATAAGAAGAAAACATTCTTAGATACAGACGAGCTTATCCAAAAGATTCAACATGGATATATAATTAACCGTGTTGATAAGCATCAGCAAAAGAAAACCTTTGCACCAAGCACGATTGCGTTCTCTCACGGAGAGTGTCCTCGTTACTGGTACATTGCTTTTGAGGGTGCAACATTTACAGACAATGCAGATGCATATGGTGGAGCCAATATGACTGCTGGTACAAAGTCACACGAACGTATCCAGCAAGCTATGGCAAACGTACCAGATCTTCTCGTTGACTCTGAGTTTAAGATTACAAGTCAAGACCCACCAATCTTTGGTTACGGTGACGTAATCCTCAAGTGGGGTGGAGAAGATTTGCTTGGCGAAATTAAAACAATGCCAAACGAAGGATTCGAATATCGAAAAGCAGCAGGGAAGCCAAAGCTTGGTCACCTCGTACAGTTGCTTATCTATATGAAGATTCTAGGAAGAGAACGTGCAGTACTAATCTATGAGAACAAGAATAACCACGAGTTGCTTGTACTCCCAGTAGTGCTGAACGATTATCTTAAGGGGTGGGTAGACTCCACGTTTGATTGGATGCGAGAGGTTCGTAGTGCTTGGGAGAATAAAACTCTTCCTACTAAGAATTATCGATCAAACTCTAAGATTTGCAAGACATGCCCTGTAAGGGCAACTTGCGATATCGCTGGTCCAGGGACGATAAAAATAAAGTCTATGGAGCCAATCAATGAAGCATTGTCAATGGTGTGATAACCAGTTTAAACCAAATGTATCTTATCAGATATATTGCTCTGCTGAGTGTAGAGAGCAAGCAACGAGAGAAAAAATAGCTGAACGCTATGCTAGAAATCGTTTACAAAAGCCCTCTCGTAAGAACAGAAAATGTAAAAATTGCGGATCAAAACTATCTATTTATAATGATGAAGAGACTTGTGCTGGATGCGACATTAACCCATCTGAAGTAAATAAGATTTTAAAAGAACTGAAAGGGATTGCTGATGGTAAAATTGAGCTTGATTAATACAGCACCTAAAACAGTTTGCTCAATAGATGCAAGCACTAACAGCTTAGCGTTTGCTATCTTTGAAAACAAGTCACTAATTAGATTTGGTAAGATTAGTTTTGTTGGCAGAAATGCATACGAAAAAGTTGGGGATGCTGCAAAAAAGTGTTTAGCATTCTTTAAACAATTTAATATTGATTCTATTGTTATTGAACACACTGTCTTTATCAATAGTCCCAAGACTGCTGCAGACCTTGCATTAGTTCAGGGAGCCATGCTAGGAGCTGCACAGATTAACGGTATAAAGATTGGTGGATCTGTTAATCCTATCACCTGGCAATCATTTATCGGTAACACAAAGTTACCTGCGGTAGAGAAGCAGCAGCTCCGCAAAGACAATCCTAACAAATCCGAATCTTGGTATAAGGGGCAAGAACGTGAAATCAGAAAACAAAAAACAATACGCTATGTTAGCACGTATTATAATAAGTCTATTAGTGATAATGACGTGGCAGATGCTATCGGAATTGGGCATTGGGCTATCCACAATTGGGAAAAGGTTGACAAGTAAGCTTATGGGTAGTAAACTGTATACTAATGAGGCTTGGCTCAAGAAGCGATACTGGATCGACAAGAAGACACCAGATGAAATTGCTAAAGAGTGTGGGACTACCACAGAAACAATTTATGTTTACCTTGCAAAATTCAAACTACGAAAGAGCAAAAGATGAGTGAAAATCTAAAAATAACTGTAGACCAGGTTAACCATCCACCACACTATACACAGGACCCAAGTGGTGTTGAGTGCATTCAGATAACACGCCACCGCAACTTTAACGTAGGGAATGCGTTCAAGTATTTGTGGAGAGCAGGTCTTAAAGACCAGGCTAAGACAATCCAAGATCTTGAAAAAGCTATCTTTTATATTCAGGATGAAATTAAACGACTTGAAGGAAAATTCTAATGGCTAGATTACGTAAAACCGATTCCCCCAGTGTTGCAATCAATGACCCATTTATTCGTGTAAATGAAATGAAGTATGAGAACTTTGTCATTGAGCGTGGAGAACTTATCAAGATTACTGGAGAGTATGGAACACGCTTTAAGTTTGAGTCGATTACTACTAACCCAGTAAATGGTGCGGTATGGGTGGACTGTTTTGAGATGTGGCGAGGACGACAAGGTGCGTATAGATCATTCTCTATTGACCGTGTAAAGCGTATTCCAAAGCGTAGACCAAGGAAGGCTAAGGCTAGTGTCGTTTGAAGACCTTACAGTAGAACACCTTGATGAAATAAACAAGGTTGTAGAAAAATACCTTCAGGGTTCTGAGCCTACGCAGATTTCTAAAGATCTTGCACTTCCACGTCAAAAGGTTGTTGCCCACATCAACCAATGGAAACTTATGGCTGCAGACAATGCTGCAATTCGTGCTCGTGCCAAAGAAGCTCTTGTAGTAGCAGACACACACTATAACAAACTAATTAGTAAGGCATATGAGGTTATCGATGAAGCAACCACAATTGCTAACCTCGGTGCAAAAACTGCAGGTATTAAACTCGTGCTCGACATTGAGTCCAAGCGTATCGACATGCTGCAAAAAGCAGGACTATTAGAGAACAAAGAACTGGCAGACGAAATGCTGGAGATTGAGCGTAGACAGGATATTCTAAAAGATATTCTAAAAGATATTGCTGCAGAGCATCCAGAAGTGCGTGACAAGATTATGCGTAGGCTATCTGAGGTTTCTAAAAACCAAGAGGTGATTACTGTTGTCAGAGATGTTTGATGATTTCTTTGAAGTTCTAAAAGATAATAACTTTGAAGAAATTCCAGTAGATGCTAAGACCTTTGTTGAGGGTGAAGCATATCTTGGGCAACCACCACTCTCACAAATTCAATACGACATTGTAGAGGCTATGAGCCAAATTTACAAGATGGAAGATCTTATAGACATTCTTGGCACAGAAGAAGGAACTCGCTACTACAAGAAGTACACAAAGAATGAAGTTATCCTTCAACTTGGCAAGGGTAGCGGTAAGGACTTTGTATCTACCGTAGCCTGTGCATATATCGTATACAAGCTTCTATGTCTTAAAGATCCAGCACGTTACTTTGGTAAGCCATCTGGAGATGCTATTGACATTATCAACGTAGCTATCAACGCACAGCAAGCCAAGAACGTTTTCTTCAAAGGATTTAAGTCTAAGATCGAACGCTCACCTTGGTTTGCTGGAAAGTACTTTGCTAAGGTTGATAGTATTGAGTTTGATAACGCTATCACCGTTTACTCTGGTCACTCTGAACGAGAGAGCCACGAGGGTCTTAACCTTATCCTAGCCGTCCTTGACGAGATCTCTGGGTTTGCACAAGAGACAAATACTGGCAATGACCAGGGAAAGACCGCAGACAACATCTACAAGGCATTCCGTGCTTCTGTAGATTCTCGATTCCCAGACTTGGGCAAGGTAGCACTTCTCTCATTCCCTCGCTACCCTGGAGACTTTATCTCCCAACGTTATGACGATGTAATTATGGATAAAGAAATTATCACAAAGACTCATAAGTTTATTATGAATCCAGACCTTCCAGAAGATGCAGACGGCAACAGTCTAGAAATTTCGTGGGATGAAGATACAATTATCAACTACAAGTATCCTGGAATGTTTGCAGTAAAGAGACCAACGTGGGTGGTAAACCCTACTCGTAAAATAGACGATTTTAAGCTTGCTTTCTATACCGACCTGGGAGACGCTATGATGCGATTTGCCTGTGTGCCTACCTATAGCTCAGATGCATTCTTTAAGCAGATCGAAAAGGTCCAGAGCTCAATGACACTGCGTAATCCCCTAGATGCCAATCGTCGCTTTGACGAGACGTTTGTCCCAGACCCAGACAAGATTTACTACGTTCACGCCGACCTTGCACAACGCCACGACAAGTGTGCGGTAGCAATTGCTCACGTAGATAAGTGGGTAAACATTCAGGTAATCAAGGATTACCAGCAGGTAGCACCAGTAGTTGTAGTAGATGCTGTGGCGTGGTGGGAGCCAAAGACAGAAGGTCCAGTTAACCTGTCAGAAGTTAAGCAGTGGATTCAGAATCTTCGTCGTCTAGGATTTAATCTTGGCATGGTAAGCTTTGACCGCTGGCAATCCTTTGACATTCAGAATGAACTTAAACAAGTTGGCATTAGAACAGAGACTGTTTCTGTTGCTAAGAAACACTATGAAGATATGGCAATGCTCATTTATGAAGAGCGTCTTGCTATGCCATCTATCGATATTCTTTTTGAAGAGCTAACAGAGCTTAAGATTATGAGAAACAATAGAGTTGATCACCCTCGCAAGAAATCTAAGGACCTTGCAGATGCTGTGTGTGGTGCAGTTTTTGGAGCAATCTCTCACACACCCAAAGACCTAAACCTTCAAGTAGAGGTTCATACGTTTAAGCAAAAACCTAAAAAACAACTTGCGGAAAGTTCTAAAGGCGTGATAGAATATAACTCTATACCAAATGATGTACGCGACTATCTTGACCAATTCAAAACAATTTAGGAGCATACAATGAGTTTAGGCATTGTTTATTTTTCTAACTATTCTGGAAACACTAAAAGGTTTGTAGAAAAGTTAGGGCTAGAATCAATTAGAATTCCAATTAAGGATTCTGATAATCCAATTATAGTACCAGATAGATACGTACTATTTGTTCCCACATATGGTGGTGGGAGCGAGAATCACGCTATTCCAAGACAAGTTCGATCATTCCTAAACGTAGAGTCGAACAGGCAAAAGATGGTTGCTGTCGTAGGTCTAGGAAACACAAACTTTGGGGAAGACTACTGCAAGGCTGCAGATATGATTGCAGCTAAAACAGGTGTCCCCATATTAGGCAGGGTAGAGATATTCGGCACAGAAGAAGACACAATAACAATTAAGGAAAGGCTGGCGATGCTAGTATGACAAACGGTTACAGTTACCACGAGCTAAACGCAATGCTGAATCTCTATGACGAGAACGGTCAGATTCAGTTTAATAAGGACAAGGAGGCTGCAAAGGCATACTTCCTTGACCACGTGAACCAGAATACTGTTTTCTTTCACAGCCTTCAGGAGAAGCTAGACTATCTAGTTGAGCATGAATACTACGACAAGGATGTTCTAGATCTCTATGACTTTCCTTTTATTAAGTCTGCGTTCCAGCACACCTATGCACAGAGGTTCCGCTTCCCAACATTTCTTGGAGCATACAAGTTCTATACTTCATATGCACTCAAGACATTCGATGGCTCACGCTACCTAGAACGATTTGAAGATCGTGTAGTTGTTACAGCTCTTATGCTTGCGAATGGAAACAAAAAGCTTGCGATTGATATAGTTGATGAACTAATCTCTGGTCGCTTCCAACCTGCTACACCAACATTTCTCAATGCTGCTAAGAAACAAAGGGGAGAGTTTGTTTCTTGCTTCCTACTCCGTATTGAGGATAACATGGAATCGATTGCTCGTGCAATCAACTCCTCACTCCAGCTGTCAAAGCGTGGCGGTGGTGTAGCACTAAACCTCACAAACCTTCGTGAAGCAGGTGCTCCAATCAAGAAGATTGAGAACCAGTCTTCTGGGGTCATTCCAGTAATGAAGCTTCTCGAAGATTCATTCTCCTACGCTAACCAGCTAGGTGCTCGTCAGGGGGCTGGGGCAGTGTATCTAAACGCACACCACCCAGATATCCTTAACTTCCTTGACACTAAGCGTGAGAATGCAGACGAGAAAATGCGTATCAAGACTCTTAGCATTGGCGTTGTTATTCCAAACATCACCCTAGAGCTTGCTAAGACTAACGAAGATATGTATCTCTTCTCACCCTATGACGTTGAGCGTATCTACGGATTGCCAATGAGCGATATCTCTGTTACTGAAAAGTATCAAGAGATGGTTGACAATCCTGAAATTCGCAAGAGCAAGATCAAGGCTCGTGTGTTGTTTGAGCGTATTGCAGAACTTCAGTTTGAGTCAGGGTATCCATACATTGTCTATGAAGACACAGTAAACGATGCCAACCCAATTGATGGTCGCATCAATATGTCCAACCTGTGCTCCGAGATTCTTCAGGTTAACACACCAACCACATACAACGCAGACTTGAGCTATGACCAGATTGGTAAAGATATCTCTTGCAACCTTGGCTCACTAAACATTGCTGCAGTTATGGATGGTAAGAACTTTGAAAAGACTATTGAAACTTCTATCCGTGCATTGACAGCAGTTGCAGATATGTCTTACATCGAATCTGTAATGTCAATTGCTGAGGGCAACAAGAAGTCTCGTGCCATTGGTCTGGGACAGATGAACCTACACGGCTACCTTGGTCGTGAGCAGATTCACTACGGTTCTGAAGAGGGTATTGACTTTACCAATATTTATTTCTACACTGTATTGTACTACGCTCTAAAGGCATCTAACAAGCTTGCTAAAGAAACTGGTAGCCCATTCGACGGCTTTGAGCGTTCTAAGTATGCAAATGGTGAGTTCTTCACTAAGTACATCGAGCAAGAGTGGAAGCCAGCAACTAAGAAGGTTGCCAAGCTATTTACAGATTCAAAGATTGAGATTCCAACACAGCAGGACTGGGAATCACTTGCTAAGTCTGTCAAGAAGCACGGTATCTATAACCAGAACCTTCAGGCAGTACCACCTACAGGATCAATCTCATACATCAACAACTCAACATCATCTATTCACCCTATCGCTTCTCAGATTGAGATTCGTAAGGAAGGAAAGCTTGGTCGTGTCTACTACCCTGCACCATTCCTTACCAACGATAACCGTGAATATTTTGCGGATGCGTATGAGATCGGACCAGAGGCTATCATTGATACCTACGCTGCAGCAACACAGCACGTAGACCAGGGGTTGTCACTGACCTTATTCTTCAAGGATACCGCTACAACACGTGACATTAACAAGGCACAGATTTATGCCTTCAGTAAGGGAATTAAAACAATTTACTACATCAGAATTCGACAGATGGCTCTAGAAGGCACTGACGTATCAGAGTGTGTAAGTTGTATGCTTTAGGAGGCAAATATGATAACAAGACCAATTAACTGGAACAAGATCCAGGACCCAGTAGACCTTGATGTTTGGAATAGACTGACAGCAAACTTCTGGCTACCAGAGAAAGTTCCACTCTCAAACGATGTTCAGTCGTGGGCAACGCTACACGATGATGAAAAGATTCTAACAATGCGTGTGTTTACTGGATTAACTATGCTTGACACAATTCAGGGTACAGTTGGGGCAGTCAGCCTTATTCAAGATGCAACTACTCAGCACGAGGAAGCAGTACTAACAAACATTGCATTTATGGAATCGGTACACGCTAAGTCATACTCAAGCGTATTCTCAACACTCACATCAACCTCAGAGATTGACGAGGCATTTAGATGGAGCGAGGACAATCCATACTTGCAAAAGAAAGCTGAGATTGTTCTAGAACGATACAACGGAACAGACCCACTAAAGCGTAAGATTGCTTCAACACTTCTTGAGTCATTCCTATTCTACTCAGGATTCTATCTTCCAATGTATTGGTCAAGCCGTGGTAAGCTTACAAACACTGCAGACCTCATTCGTCTTATCATTCGGGATGAAGCAGTACACGGTTACTACATTGGATACAAGTTCCAACAAGCATTCAACAAGTTGCCAGAAACTGAGCAGGAAGAGATTAGGTCATTTGCCTATACACTTCTCATGGAGATGTATGATAACGAGGCTAAGTACACAGCAGACCTGTACGATCCAATGGGTCTTACAGAGGATGTCAAAGCATTCCTTCGTTACAATGGTAACAAGGCTCTAATGAATCTAGGGTTTGATGCACTTTTCCCCAAGGAAACCTGCACAGTAAACCCTGCTATTCTTTCAGCACTGTCACCAAACTCAGACGAGAACCACGACTTCTTCTCTGGCTCTGGCTCAAGCTATGTAATTGGCAAGCACGAGGCTACAGAAGATGAAGACTGGGACTTCTAACAAACACAGGAATTGGGCTGCTTCGGCAGCCTTTTTCTTTACCTAAAATCTGGTATAATTAAATAGTTAAGCTTCCCCAGGCTTAACAAAGGAGTGAAGGGAAATCAAAAAATTAGTCTCGTATGTGAGTCTTATATTTTTAATGGCAATCTACATTGTCGTTGCCTTTGCCGTACCTGCAAGAGCTGAAGGGTGCGTATACAATCACCAGATCTATACCCCTGCGTCTGGCGATGTAGCAATATTTAATACTTGTGGTGGAGATGATTCATCTTACAGAATTCCACTATCAACACCAATCGTATTTGACGGAGTAGAATACTCAACGATTTATGCAACCACAAATTCAACAATAACATTCGGAACCCCCGACGGTACTTACTGGGATTACCCCATGACACCATCATTATCGATTATGTCAATGGACTGGGTTGTATATCCACAAAACAGAGCAGATGAACATTTAATTATTACAGTTAGCGATGCAGGATTTCAGATAGATATTTCAGCTAGACCAATTTGGAGTCAAGGAACACCAGATACAACAAACATTACAGTTACAGCAATTAAAAGAACAGATGGCTCATACGAATTAACATACACAATTAGTGGAACAGACTGGAGCAGACAAACTCAATTAAGAACTGGTGCTCGTCTACACGATAGAAGTATTGTGACCCTAGAAGAAGCAGGATTTACTCAGGTAACAGAGCCTCCAGTCGTTCCCCCAACACCAGAACCCACACCAGAACCTACTACGGAACCAACCCCTGAGCCAACTGTAGAACCTACTCCAGAACCCACTGTAGAGCCTACACCAGAGCCTACAGTAGAGCCTACACCCGAACCAACCATAGAACCAACCCCAGAGCCAACGCAGCCTACAGAGCCTCCTGTGGACCCCGAACCACCAATAGATCCTCCAGTAGAACCAGAAGTTCCTGTTGAACCAGAAGTTCCTATTGAGCCAGTAGATAAAGTAGACCCACAAACTGAAGAGGTAATCGAAGAGCCAACAACAGAAGAACTTTTAGCAGAGTCTCCACAAGATCTAACAGCACAAGAAATTGTACAAATTATGAGCGAAGCATACGAAACTTTAGAAACATCTGAACAAGGTTCTGCAGAGTATGAAGAAGCACTAGATGCACTATTTTTTGTGGCAGAGGCAGACGATATTGTTCTTGATGAAGAGTTGTTAGCAATTCCACTTGTTGGAAATATAGCTCAAGGATTAACAGATTTAATTAACTTTGCAGGAAACGTAGGATCGGACATAAGTCCAAAAGTACGTGAGTCTGCAAAGAAAACAATTGTTGCAGCAGTCATTGTAGGTCAGATAGCACAAATTAGTACAATGTCAGCAATGTCTTCTGCATCGATAAGGAGGATATAAATGAAGAAATTTTTTGCAGATTTACTCAAAGATATGATTGAGCAATCTTGGACACTTCTAGGTATGGCTATTGCCTGGTTAGTACTAGAAGGGTCTGCCAGAGAGTTAACAGGGTATCTAATCCTAATAACTATCTCAGTTTGGATAATAACATTCAGACTACGCAATCCAAAAGATAAAGGAAAGGAGTGATATATATGGATAAAGAAACAACAATGAGCATTCTCGGAAGAATGGTTGCACTATTTCTAGTATCAGCATTAACAACAGTTGGTGCTGGTGCAATCATTGGAATTGACACAGTACAGACTGCAATCCTTGCAGGTGTAATGGGAGTTGCAAATGTTGTCGAAGACCTTTCTCGTAGCTACTTAAATGATGGCAAGCTTTCAAAGAAAGAGATCAACGATGCATTCGCTACAAACACACCAGAACCAAGATAAACCACTTGACAGCCCTCTCGTTTAGGTGTATACTATATACATACTAGCGAGAGGGTTTGTCTTATGGAAATGGGCGAATGGTATCAAATTGGAATTGACAATGGGTGGATTACAGAACAGTTCTGTATGACTCACGATGGCGATCCATATATGACTGAAGAAGAGCAGCAAGAGTGGGAAGACGGCGGAGACCCTTGCTGTTTTGTTATAAAGTTTATAGAACAAAGCAGGGAGTAACATGGAACTTTTTCAGCCAGGTAGTTTTTTGGTTTCGGGATATCCAATAGCTTTTATAATTCTTGCTATTTGGTTTATTATAAATAAAATAAATAACTAAATATATTTTCTTCCTTAGCTCAACGGCAGAGCAACGAGCTGTTAACTCGTAGGTTCTTGGTTCGAATCCAAGAGGGAGAGCTGGTTTATCCTAGCATCACTCAACGATATTTCACTGGATAAACCTCTTTGCCGCCTTAGCTCATTTGGTAGAGCAACGCACTTGTAATGCGTAGGTGCAGAGTTCGAATCTCTGAGGTGGCTCAAAGAATCCTGATATACTTGTATAGAAGGAGGTCATATAACTATGACAAAAGCACAATTCCCAATAGATGGGAAACCAGGAAAGGCGTGGAAAGTAACCTCCACGATGGGTTGGCGTATTCACCCAGTAACAAAAGTTAAGAAGCATCACAATGGTACAGATATCTGGTCGGCAAAAGATCCTTGCTGGATTGAAGCACCATACGCAGGTAAGGTAATTGCAGTAGGAAACAACCCTAGCGGTTTTGGCAACAGCGTTACCTTGTTTCACAAAATTGACGGAAAGCCCTATGTTACAATTTATGCACATATGGCAAATGGTTCAATTAAAGTTAAGAAGGGTCAGAAGGTTGAGGCTGGAACTCCCCTTGGGAAAATGGGTTCAACTGGTATGTCAACTGGCAAGCACCTTCACTGGGAACTCCAGAAAGGGAGATCTTTGGTTTGGAGTGCAAACGGTAAAAACTTTATCGAACCAGTTAAATTTTTTAAGGCTCTAATTGCTAAGGAAAAGGCTATTGCTTCGGCTCCAGAAGTTACTCCAGATGATGCTCCAGTTGCAGCAGCACCTACTCACGACAATAAGGGTGCAGCAGAGGTAGCAAAAGCTGAAAGAGAAGCAGCAAACACTACAGTTCGTAAAGTTAAGCCAGTAGCTGAAAAACCAACAGTTAAAAAGACACCAAACAAGTAAGGAAACAAATGGCTTTATATGATTACACTTGTTCGGAGTGCAGTCAGACAAAGACTATCACGAGACCCATCAGTGAAAATGAACCCACTGGTGGGTATTCGTGTGGTACTTGCAATTCTGCACTAACTAGGGTATACTCTAATGTAGGAGTTAGTTTTAAAGGCTCTGGTTTTTATTCCACCGACAAGTAGGAGATACATTGACAGAACTAGAGACAAAGCAGTGGACACTCACTGCAAATGATCGTTGCGATGGATGCCCATCACAGGCTTACGTACACGTCAAGGGTGTTGTAGGAGAGTTGTTCTTATGTGGACACCACTATAACAAAGCAGACAAGAATAAACTTGAAGACTTTGCTTTTGAAATCATTGACGAGCGTGATCAACTTATTGAAAATCGTCTTAAGGGAGATGACTAATGGATGAAAAAATTACAAAGATTGACGAGCTTATTTTAAGTGGTGCAATGGAAGTAGATAGCTTGAGTAGCTCTGGAGACTTTCTTTATAGGTTTACAGATAAGTTAAAAGATCTTGAACCAGATATTTATAAAAACATTATTAAACAAATGTACCAGCAGGTACTTTATCTGTGGGAAATTGGATTTATTTCTATGGATGTATCTCAAGAAAATCCAGTAATTACTCTTACACCAAAAGCCTATGATCAAAAAAGCATAGATGCTCTTCCAGACTTTACAAGGGCTAATCTATTTTTTATAATTAAATCAATTGAAGAACATTCGTAGTATAATTAATTAATGGCTATGGAATATTTATTTGGAGCAATTGTTACTGCCACAACTATATTTTTTACGTATAGGTGGTTTGTAAAAACTGCTGTCCCAAGAAAATCAATTAAGATTGTTGTAAGCCAAAGCCGTACAAATGAATTATTTAAAAAAGTATTTATGCCAGACCCGTCCTTTCCCAAAGCAACTAGCCAAGCAATGAAAGACTTCGATGCAAAAAGCACTAGAGTTCTTATCATTGACAATGAAGCTTACTGGATTAAAAATAACACAGTTTTCGTGGCAGAAGTCATTGACGGTGAAGTTGAAAAAGAAACAACCAGAGAGGTTGACACAATGGCTATGGATAAGGTACAATTAAAGAAAATGATTTTTATTGTCGAGAAACTAAAAGAAGGATTGTAATGAAGGTTGGAATCCAAGGGACTAGATCCTTTGAAGACTATAACGTATTTCTACGTGCAATGCGTGTTGCTCTTTCAGAGATCAAAGAGGGGGACGAAGAGTTCTTCATTTACACAGTCGGACCTGTCAAGGTTAATGCTTTCGCAATGGAGTTTATCAACATTACAGAGCGTAGCCTAAAGTCTCAGGGTATTCGTACACGAGTATTCAAATTACCACCAAAGGCACTAAAGGATATCATGCACACTCTTGACTATTTTGCATTCTTTAGCAAGCCCAAGGAGCCAACATCTGACCTTGTGCGTGAAGCAGAAGATAAGGATATTGACGTTGGGATCTTTAGATACTAATGGAGTACGACCTGAGTAACAAAGAAAAAGCTTACCTATCTGTTGCAAGATACTTTGCTTCGAAGTCGAAGTCTCGTAGAATGCATGGTGCGGTAGTAGTAAAGTCTGGGCGAGTAGTTGGCACAGGCTATAATAAGGATCGTAACAATCCATATTACGTATCACCTGAGCACATCAAAACACATTGCTCTGTTCACGCAGAGGTGGATGCAATCAGAGATGCAAACTGGAATGTCAAGGGAGCTATTCTATATGTAGCCAGGGTAAATGCCCAGGGTTCGGATAGAGATAGTAAGCCTTGCATTAGATGCCAATCAGTAATTGATGCGGCACAAATCAAAAAAGTAATATACACAATAGGAGAAGGTAATGAAGATTAACTCTCTAGAACAAATGGAGACCATTGTAGAAAACAATAAGTCTCTTTTCTGGGATGGCTGGAACGTAAAAGAAGTTACGCCATCACAAACAGGATGGACAAAGACAAACGGACTCTTCCGTGATGGCAAATGGTTCGTTCAAAAGAATTACAGCATTGGCTATGACGGTTGGGAAATTCCCAATAAGTTTGTGGGGAATGATGCAAAGTGAAGACTGGAAAAAGCAAGCACGTTGCGAAGGTTACGATACAAACCTATTCTTCGACAAGTATGAAGAAGACCTTGACCTCAGAGTTGGTATAGATAATCTTTGTGCAGGTTGTCCTGTTGCCAGGCTGTGTTTTGCCACTGGAGTTTCTCAAAAAGCTTGGGGAGTCTGGGGCGGTGTATATCTTGAAAATGGCAAGATCTCAAGGGAATTTAACAGACACAGGTCAAAGGCTGATTGGGCTGAGACCTGGCAATCTTTAGTAACGGATAAATAATTATGGAACTATGGTCATGGATACTAGCAGCAATTGGCGTATCAGGAATTTATTTTGTTGGCAGAAAAACTATTTGGGGTTGGCTAATCCTATTGTTTAATGAAATAATTTGGATTACTTACGCACTAGTTACTGAGCAGTATGGCTTTATTGTTTCTGCTGTAGCATATGCAGCAGTATATATTAGGTCATATCTGCATTGGAAGGAGGACTCAGATGTACACTGATGCAATGAAACGTGCTGTTCATTCAATTAATGCACCAAAGGGATTTGGGCTAGACATTGTTGAGCATAACACTGAAGGTATTACGTGGATTGAGTTGGTAGCGGATGAAATTAAATTTATGAAACTACTTGACACAGACAAGCGTTCTGCTGTAGAATATATGGTACGAGTAAAAAAAGCACTTGAAGATAATGGTGCAATTGTACAGCTAACCAGAAAGGCAGTGCCACAGTGATTGAGACAATTGCAATCGCAACTCTATCAATAGCTGTTGTAGTCTTGACAGCACTATTTGTTAGACAAAAATTTCTTTCCTATAAACTAGCAGAGAATGTTCTTCAATTAATTATTGATAATGACATGATCTTAAGGGGCATCGAGGAAAGAAAAGATGAAAAAGATATTGAACAAACCGAAGGGTTTGTAAAATTTCTATCAGAGTCAAGAGATTGGGCATTCGAATATATCGAAACCGTTCAGAATGGCTTGGAAAAGTTTGTTGAAGCCGCAGGTCCCCGACTTGAGTACTTCGACAAATATGGCAGGGTAACAATAAGTCCACATGTAGAAGGTCTAGAAGATATTCTAGCTGCATACCGTGAACTACAAAAACTGCTACCTGAACAAAATAACAAGGAGAAATAATGAATAAGCAAATGATCGCAATGCTTGCATCATATGGACGTAGCCTTTTGGCTGCTGGGCTTGCACTATATGCTGCAGGAGTAACAGAGCCAACGCAGCTTGCAAATGCACTATGGGCTGCACTACTTCCAGTAGTGATTCGCTACGTTAATCCAAATGATCCAGGTTTTGGTCGTGTACCAACACCAGAAGAAGTTGATGCTGCAGCTAGAACAGCAAAAAAGTAATTAAATAATTAAGTGGGCTATTTCGGTAGCCCACTTTTTATTGCCCTAAAATCTCTAAGTATCTAGACTTTAATACTATAGGTGAAAAGGATTTGTAGCCAATATTAAACGCACGTTGCTTCTCGCCATTCTTATCAGACATTGCTACGTAATGGTCAATGTTTTGTGCAAAGCTTTTTGGATTTACATCATAGTAAATTACTGGTGCTGCAAGTCTCATTACTCCAAGTTCTTCAGAAACAGTTAGCCACTCCTTTGGAAGAATCATATTGTTTGGAGAAATGTCTGTCATAAAAACTGGTAGACCGCTAAGCAGTGCCTCATTCATAGGCAGAGATAGACCAGCATATCTTCTAGGTAAGATCATCGCATCAAAGCCAGTGTACATATCTTGTCTATCTTTTACATTGTCAACCTCAACTGTAATGCGTGAGTCCATGTTCTTGGTGTTGATTGGTGTCTGGCTTTTTATAACTAATTCAAAGTCTTCCTTAGAGTATTTCATCATTTCAATTACACTGTTTGTTCCGTTACGATCATTCGCAGCAGCCTTGCCAGCAATATGTAAGATCCTATTGTGATCTTTTGATAGATTAGTTTGCAATGCGTTTTCAAAAAGCTCAGGTCTTGTTGGTGGCGGAAGATGTAGTACCGATACTTGGTGAGAAAATTTCTTCTGTACCCTATCTATCATCCAAGGACTTGGAGAGAGAAGCACATCTGCCAGGGGTGTTTTGCCTGGCTTTAAGTTTCCAAACAGTTCGTAGTTATACTGAAGGCATGTCTTGACACCTTTCTCTCTTGCAAGAGTTGGGGTATTGTCATTGTAAAATGTTTCACAACTTAACAAAACATCTATGCTATCTAAAAAGTTATTGATCTCTTCATCAGTTGGAAAACCATTACAGATAACATAGTCACGATCTGCATACCATTCAAAGTGTTGACTGTTTCCATTATAAGATGTAAAGTCAATAATCATAACTTTGTGTGGATTCAGCATTTGCGTCAACTCGTAAGTCTGATTGCCAAGACCAGTGTTGTCTGCCCTTACTATTATTCCTAGTCTCATGCTTCTGTGAGACCCCAAGCCTCGTCGTCACCAGTAAACTTTTTCATATTTTTTCTTCCATCTAGATTATTTACAATTCTAATATCGTCTTTGTCTTGTGGATTATATAGCCAAAGCCTGTGAGACATCCACCCATCTTCACTATCTTTACAGTCTGATAAAAGTTTTCCATAATATTTATCTTCAATAAAAAGTTTGGGGGTAGTGTTAGGTAGCACCACATCACGATAATACCATACGTAAGACATATGGGGCTGCTGGCTCCACTGAGAACATTTAATAAAGTCACCATCCTGATCTCCCATAAGATACATATGAACTGGCTCAATTACTCTATTGTATGTGTAAAATCTAACCGTATATGCTTTGTCTGAAGATATCATATCTATTACACTTTGCCAATCAATATCTAGATTATCTTGAAAAGCAATGTCGCCCTCTACATAAAACATAAGTGGTGTTTTAATAAGACCTATTGTTTTATTCATCATGTCGGACTGATGGCTGAACTCGTCAAAAATAATTGGTAGAACATTCTTCCACTTGTGCATAGACTTCCAAAGAACCCTATTCTTGTATTCATCATACATATCTTTGCGGTGGGACTGCTCGTGTCTCAATCCATCAACTTGAAGAATAATTTCATTATCTGGAAAGTATTGTCTAATGCTTCTAATAACTTCATCAATAATCTCTGTGCTTGGATGAACTGGACTCACTGATGTTGGAATAACTATTGTTATATCATTAATGTTCATTTATCTGCTCCATAATTTTATATGCAAAGTCTCTCTTTTGTTTGATCCACCAAGAAACAGCTTGGTGCATATTTGCTGGGTATTTTTCTAAAAGTTGTGGAATTACTAAACGAAGCTTGTTCCAATCTTTTATTTGCTGAATTGGCATATCTTTAAATAAAATATCCCAGAATCCATATGCTTCACCAACACTACTAATGTTATCAGCAATTGGCAAAGCTAACATCTCTAGTCCTTCATAAAATCTAAATGAGTCTATTGATGCTGCCCCAGCAGGTGCAGGAGCAAACCTAGCAGAAGCCAGTAATTTATAATAGTCTTTGGGTGTTTCTCCCTGAGTAAAGCCTTCTGTGAGCCTGTATACTGCGTCTGGAAGCCTCTTTAGAGCCTTTGCAAGCTGTTCCCTACGTTGGTGCGTTATTTGACCAGCAAAGTAAATGTCTGTTGTTTTTTCTGGATAGTCTGGAACAACATCGTCTTTGTGGTTTGGAACTCCAAGCGGTAGCTTGTTATAAGCCTGATGACGAGGATATGGATACTGAACCCAAATTTCTGCATTAGGGTGGGAGATCTTGTCAACACCAAATACACCAAGTTCGTCTGCTGTAATAAATAAAACAAGTCTTTTAATTCTAGATAGATTTTCATTAAGAACATCTTCACGACCAGTCCATTCAAAACCAGGTACTACTACAAACGCTCTATCTGTTTCTGGAAGCTTGTTTACCTTGATAACCTCTACATTGTTTCTTGTAAATGCTTCTTGTAAAAATCCAAAGTCCCACTTATCATCTGGGAAACCTTTGCCCCTTGGAGTAAAAGAATAAGCTATCACTTTATTCCAAGTTCCTTTAAGATCGTTGCCCATCTGTGCTTATATGTATGCTCACTCTTTGCACGTTCATGTCCAGCAAGTCTAATTGTTTCTCGCTCTTCGTCGTGCTCAAGGTAGTAATCAATCTTTGTTTTTAAATCTTTAAGGCTTCCGTGCTGATAGAAAACAATCTCTTTCTTATCTTCAAAGAAAGCGTCAAGTCCTACAATGTTGGGGTAAATAGTAAAGCCCCCACGACCAGTAGACTCAAATAGTCTATCTGAAGAATAGTAGGGATAGTTAAAGTTAATGTTTAGTGTGTCGCCAATCGCAATTTTACTACGAGCATAGATACGATTAAGATCGTCGCCTCTCACAACGCCTGTATCTCCGTCTCCACCAACGTGCAAGAATCTTTTACCGTAAAGTTCTCTTAAGGCATCTACAAGTTTTGGGCGGTAAGGATATTCAGGATGATACCCCTTGCTACCAACAAAGATAACATCATAATCAAACGTGCCGTCATAGTCTGAGTGAACATAACACTCAGGACCAAACACTCCTGCAGGAAGGAAGTGACCTTTGACCTTAGTGTTCTCATTAAACCAATCAGCCATAAGTTTATCTGTAGCAAAGAAATGACCAATGTTTTTGTAGAATGGATCGTTCTCAAGATCATGCTGACGTTTAAGACCAAACCATAGATCTAAGTGATAGGTCATAGTTGGCACACCAGCATACTTTAATTCTCTAAGGATATCTATTCTTTCCTGACCAGGAGTATGCCATCCATGAGTATGAACCCAAACAAAGAGGTCTGATGTAGAGGCTTCACGAAGTACTTTGCCAATTGTTGTACCACGTCCTTCTTGGAATTTAATAACGGTATGACCCAATGCCTCTAATGATTTTGCGTGATGATTCTCACTGCTAAAATCTACCTGGAAGTTTCCAAGAAATGTAATCTTTGCCAAAATAACCTCTTCTGTTTGTAATTCTATTTTATCATATTGTAGTGTATACTATAAGTGTTCCTCACACTATCTTAGGATGGACTAGTTACCCAAATTATAAGACCGTGGCTAACTGCAGCGGATTTCGGTGTGAGGAACTCTATTTTTTTTGTGATATAATATTTGTATGCCATATAGCGTTGGAGAAAAAGGATCTTACGGTTGCTCAGGTTACCCAGCCGTCAAAGACGACGGAACAGTAATGGGTTGCCACAAGACAGCTGAAGAAGCTGCTAATCAAATTTATGCCATCAATGTTAGTGAAGGCAACATTGAAGCTGGTGTTGGTATTAAAAATCCAGAAGAGTCGCCAATTAGAAAAGCTTTGCCAGATGCATATGGACCTGCTTCAGCAGATGGAGTTCCTGCAGGAAGAAATTGTGCCAACTGCATGTTCTATGACACCTCAAAGGTGTTAGACGGAAAAGCCTATTGTACTAAGTGGGATGACTACGTAAGGGCAGACTACTATTGTAAAGCATGGGAGGCGGCAGCCGAAATGGAAAAAGCTGATATCAAAGAAGGCGACTACGTAATGGGAATGACTGTAGAAGGCATGGTCACTGGTCAGGTCGAACATGTTATGACTGAGGGTGGTATCTACGGAGTTCCTGGAACAGAGTATGCAGTTCAGTCAACACCAGAAAATCCAGCTATGGCTGTAAGAGTTTTTGAAGAAGAAGATGGGATGTACTACCCAACAGCATACTCAATTGGTATGCGTATGATGGATGCACAGAAGATTCCAAAACTTCCAATTGGACAAGACGAAGACGAAGAAGATATGGAAGAACTTGAACGTCTTGCAAAAGCATCTCCATGTTGGGAAGGCTACACTCAGCGTGGAATGAAGCCAGGACAAAATGGAGGCATGGTTCCAAACTGTGTTCCAGTTCAGAAGTATCACGAAGCTTTAATGAGAAAAGCAGAAACATATTCTCCAACAGAGGGTATGAAGGCTGCTGCACGTCGTGCTCTTAAATGGAAAGCTGAAGGCAAAGCTACAGGTGCAGGAACTCCAGTCGGATGGGGAAGAGCAACTGATATTGTAGCTGGGCGACCAATGTCTCTTAGTACTGTTAAGCGTATGTACTCTTTCTTCTCACGTCACGAGGTAGACAAGAAGGGCAAGGACTTTTATAACACTGCTAATCCTAGTAATGGTCGAATTATGTGGGACGCTTGGGGTGGAGATGCAGGATTCTCTTGGTCACGTGGAATTGCAGAGCGTATGAGGGACAAGGCTTTGTTTGCTAATTTTGGTAAAGATTACACAAAGTCTCAACCAGTAGATTTATTTAAGGCAAAGTCCGTTTCTGTAGGAGATCACGTCACTTTTGCTGTACCAAAAGATCCACAACCAACAGAGTATGCTCACGGTGAAGTAGAAAGAGTTGAACGCTCTGGAACTGTAACGGTTGGAAATGAAAAAATAGAAGCATCTTCAGCTAACCCTGTTGCTGTTGTTCGTGTCTGGGCAGTTAGAGAGGGTGGAGGATACGCTAAGACAGATAGGCGTGTGCCAAAATCATTTAGCAGTCTTAGAGTTATGGATAGTGAGCTAAAAGAAAGTTCCTATTACGAAGACGAAGAAATGAAAAAAGTTTCTACCTCAAGGCTACAAGAGCTTGCAGATAACTATAACAAGAACAAAGAGGGCAATAAGAGAATTACTGTTGGAGCACTTAGGCAAGTATATAATCGTGGCATCGGTGCATACAGAACTAATCCAGGCTCCGTTCGTCCAAATGTGACAAGTGCAGAGCAGTGGGCAATGGGTCGTGTAAATGCATTTATGGCAGGTCTAAGAGGCAGGTTCCCACGCAAGCCATTCGACCTAGATCTTTTTCCCAAGGGGCATCCAAGAGCAACAGACAAGAAGCCAGAAGGCAACAAGATGGACTCTGATATTTGGAGTGGGTCTGCTTTCGGTATTTGACATTACGTCTCTTATGCTGTAAAATATAAGTATAACAACTAACGCATTAGGAGAGACAATGCATACTGATGAACTGCTTGAGGTGATGTTTGGTACTGAACACGTTATTGCAGAGATGTTCTGGAATACTGTTTGGTTTGGCATCGCTTTTTTGCTTGGACGAATCGTTGCATTCCGCAAGGTACACAAGTACATTGACGAGAAGCACGGCATAACACACGAGGAAGGCTATTAATGATTCAACCAATAGAAGATAAGGTAGTTATTAAAACTATCGAAGATGCTCAGGTAACAAAGTCTGGCATTATCATTACAGGGGATAAGGAAAAGCCACAGGAGGCTATCGTTATCGCTGTAGGCACAGGAGTTACAACAAAGAATGGTGTACACGTACCCATCCCACTTGAGGTGGGGCAGAAGGTAATTTTTGCAAAGTATAGCGGTACAGAAGTCCGACACGATGATAAAGACTATGTAATCATTTCATACAATGACATCATTGCAGTAATTGAAGGTGAAGAAGATTAAGATAAGCGTACTTGACAAAGGCTATGTCCGTCTTGTTGATCAATTAGGTAATGATACATCTGTAGTTAATGCTGCTCGTGTATCTTACGATAAAGAGTCAGAAGGCTTTGGTGAGAAAGATGCAAAGCTTTTGCAGTTCCTTATCCGTGAGGGACATACAAGCCCTTTCCGACACGCTGCACTAACGTTTGAGGTGTATGCACCACTATTTGTAGCACGTCAATGGTGGAAGTATGCTGTGGCATCTACACATGTAGAAGACCAGAATGGTTGGAATGAGTCGTCACGTCGTTACATTACAGAGGATGATAGGTTCTATATTCCTGAAGCACACGAATGGAGAAGTGCTCCCGAAAATAGTAAGCAGGGTAGCGGTGAGCCAATCATCCTAGATTTTGGAAGAGCCTTTACCGAAAAGCTAACAGAGACTGTGATCAATGGGCATAATCTTTATGAAAGTGCTCTCAACGCTGGCATTGCACCAGAGCAAGCACGACTATTCTTACCTGCATACGGACTTTATGTACGATGGCGTTGGACGGTATCTCTTCAGGGAGTTATGACATTCCTTGAGCAACGCTTAGGACACGATGCACAGGTAGAGATTCAGGAATATGCAAAGGCAGTCAAGAGTCTTTCTGCACAAGCATTTCCTGCAACTTTTAATTCATTAGGAGTATAATAGTATTATGACTACACCAAATAATAGCTACCCACGCTCTTACTTCGGTAACGAGCCTGAGATCGTAGTTCCTGCAACAAATGAAGACAAGCAAACAGCAACTAGAACAAAGCGTAAGACAACAAGACAGACTGCACAGTCTAAGGCTCAGAAAGCAAAGCTTGCCTTGTACTCACGACAGGAATCCAAACGTGCATCTAAGGTCCAGGTAGACCAGGGAATCGTTCTGTGGACCTGGATTGTCGGCATCGTGATTGCATTCTTTGCATCTGCTGTAGTATCTTTTAATGGCATCACAGCAGTAGCACAGTATGTAGGACTGTCAGCACCTTGGATGGCTACACTATTCTTTTTCTTTATTGAGTTAATGTATGTGTTATTCCTGATTGCTTATCTTGTTCTTAAGTCTCGCATCGATGAAGATGGATTGCCTGAACGAGCAGGTGGTGCATTCTGGGGTATGTTTATGTTCGGTGCAATTGCAGTTGCTGCTAATGGATTCCACACCCTTGACTTCTGGCAGTATGAATGGACCAATCCCCAGATGTGGGCAGGTGTCATTCTAAGTATCTCTGCACCAGTAGCAAT